CTGAGCAAGCCCGTATGGTACTACCACAGTCGCTTATGACCTCATGGACATGGAGCGGTACACTAGGAGCCTTTGCCAATATGTGTAAGCTTCGGCTATCACCTGACACACAGTACGAGACACGACTGGTGGCACAGGCTGTATATGAAGAACTAAAGAAGCAGTTTCCAGTATCTGCACCACTACTTGTAGAGGGAGTAATCTAGAGTGAAGAAGCCTAAGAGTGTAAACAAGTGTATTGTAGATGCTGACATTGTAGCCTACAGAGCGGCAGCAGGTACTGAGGGGAAGAAAGTTAGTGAGACATACGCTAAGGTTGACACTCTTATGGAGTACATTGTAGGTGAGACTATCTTGTTTCCAACGATTAGTAACTTAGATTGCTTCCTTAGTGGATCAAGTAACTTCAGGTATGATGTAGCTAAGACAGCACCGTACAAAGGCAACAGGAAGGGAGAGAAGCCAGCTAACCTACCCGCAGCTAGGAAGCACCTAGTGAGTGAGTGGGGTGCCACAGTGAGTATAGGGGAAGAGGCTGATGACCTAGTGGGTATTGCAGCTACGAAGTACGACCCTGAAACCACAGTGGTGTGTACCATTGATAAGGACATGCTACAGATTCCCTGTTGGCACTTTAACTTTGTCAAGGATACATGGACTAAGGTGAGTGAAGCTGAGGGTAGTCTGTTCTTCTATACGCAGATTCTTACTGGTGATGCAGCAGACAACATTAAAGGCATCTACCGTGTGGGTCCAGTTAAGGCTGCTAAGATACTTGAAGGCTGTAGTACTGAGCAAGAGCTATACGACGCTTGTGTTAAGGCTTATGATGGCGACTTAGATCGTGTACTAGAGAACGCTAGGCTACTGTGGCTTAGGCGCTATGAAGGTGAGATGTGGATGCCGCCACTATGAAGCGTAAGGACTTCAGGTCAGGCTTAGAGTATAGGGTAGCTAAACAACTTGAAGACAACGGCTATACGTATGAGTATGAGAAGCTGCGGGTTAAGTACCAGCGTAAGCCTTCTACGTATACACCAGACTTTCAGTTGCACAATGGTATCATCATTGAGGGTAAGGGACGCTTTAAGGGAGACGACAGGAGTAAGCATTTGCTTGTTAAGAAGCAGCACCCTGAGCTAGATATCAGGTTTGTTTTTAGTAACAGCAACAGTAAGCTTTACAAGGGCAGCAAAAGCACTTACGCAACGTGGTGTGATCGTCACGGGTTCTTATATGCAGACAAGGTAATTCCAAAGGAGTGGTTAGATGAAAGTTAAATTAGGCGTGTGGTTAACCCGCTACGGACTATGGTTAGCTAAGAAAGGTATGGACTTATCAGGTGTAACTGATCTGCTAGACACTACAAACTCTACTAAGAATTGTATTACTATTCACAGTGTGATTGGTGGGCCTTATACACAGTCTGATGCAGGCACTAACTGGCAGGGACCATATGAAGCTGAAGCCTATCTCTTGGTTAAGCTTGAGTACGACAGTCAGATAGAGGACCGTGAGTGGTACTTCGAGACTGTAGAAGAAGCCTTTGGATGGGTAAGACACTTCAAGACATCCATTGACCCGATTGTAATAGAAGGAAGACCCGACTAATGAAAGATTACCTAATAGTACCCGACCCACATGCTCACCCAGACTTCGGTAACGAGAGAGCAGACTGGCTAGGTAAATTCATCTTAGACCACAAGCCTGATGTTGTAGTTAACATGGGCGACACATGGGACATGCCATCACTGAGCAGCTTCGACAAGGGTAAGGCATCCTTTAGTGGTGCTAACTACGAGAAGGACATCAATGCTGGTCTAGACTTCACAGATCGTATGTGGCACCCCATTAAGAAGGCTAAGAAGAAGCAGCCACGTAAGGTGTTCCTAGAGGGCAACCATGAGCATCGTCTTAAGAAGGTACTTGAGTATGAGCCACACCTAGCAGGAGACCGCTACGGCATCAGCTACAAGAACTACCAGTTGGATGACTACTACCATGACGTAGCCTACTACAAAGGGCAGACACCAAGTATCATCACCCTAGATGGTATTAGCTTTGCCCACTTCTTCGTATCAGGTCTTATGGGTCGTCCTATCGGTGGTGAGCATCATGCAGCATCATTGTTGTCTAAAAACTACTCCAGTTGTGTAGCTGCACATAGTCACACGGCAGACTGGGCAGTACGATCTGGTTCTAATGGTAAGAAGATCATGGGTCTGGTTGCAGGCGTCTATCAGGACTACGACAGTGGATGGGCTGGTACGTGTAACAATCTATGGTGGCAGGGACTGGTCTACTTGCGTAATGTCTCTGACGGTGTATACGATCCTGAGTTCATATCTATGGAAGCCTTGAGGAAAGAGTATGGGAAAGCGTGAAGAAGTAAAGAAACCTAAATCAGCGAGAGACTTTTATGCTACCATTGATTCTGATGCTGTTACACCTCTGTTGCCTTACATACGCGGTAAGTCATACGCTGAACCCTTCTACGGTAACGGAGACCTAGAAGACATGCTTATGGACGTCGCTAAGTGTAAGTGGAGGAGTGACATACGACCAACAGTACTAAGCAGTAAAGTAATGCCAGCTACAGAGGTAACACAACAGGACCTGAAAGATTGTGATATGATCATCAGTAACCCACCGTTTACCCGTAGTGAGCTACTGCCGTGTATTGACCACCTAACAACCCTACTACCCACTTGGCTACTGTTGCCAGCAGATATGATGCACAATAAGTACATGGCACCTTACATGAAGAAGTGTGATCGTGTTGTGAGTGTTGGTAGGCTCTGCTGGTTTCCTGTTGATGGTAAGATGGTTAAAGGTGTAGATAACTATGCTTGGTACAGGTTCATTAACCATAACGGTCAAACAATACTTAAAGGTAGGTAACTATCCGCACAGAAGACATATGAAGTATTCAAGGGCAGAATTGCCTAAGATAAACCCCGACAACCCCCAGAAAGTAACATGAGTTACTAATTAACGTCCAAGAAAGGACATACTATGAAGACTACTATTACTGCTATCGCTCTTGCGATTACTACTGCTGCTACTGCTGTTTCTGCTGAAGGTGCATACCTTGGCGGGATGGCTTACCAGTTGGATGGCTTTGCTATCGAAGATGACATCGAGTTCAGCGCATTTGCTGGATACCGTGTAGACATGAATGGTGTTATGGTTGGTGCTGAAGCAGGCACAGACGGAGATTTTTACACTGTTGAAGGTCAGGTTGGCTACTCTGTAGTTGAAGATGTTGTTGTCTATGGTTTTGTTGGAGGGATTGAACTCTTCGAGGAAAAGGGCTACTCATACGGTGTAGGCGCAGACTACGTAACTGAAGAAGGTCTACTGATCGGCGCACGTTACATGGAAGCTGACTTTGATGGTACTAAGGTTGATCAAATTGGTGTACGTGTAGGTCTTGCATTCTAAGCTAAGGCTCCTATATAAGAACGGTAAGGGCATTAGGTTGCCCTACCAACCATAACAACTAAAGGACACGGCAGATGACTGTAAGTAAAATGGTAAATGACTTCGCTAATATCACAGGGCAAGAAGGCACCAAGAAGCTTTACACTACCCTGATTGAAGAGGAGTACAACGAGTGGTGTGCTGAGATTGGTCAAGACCCCGCAGCGGAAATTAAGGAACTTGCTGACCTTGTATACGTCATCTATGGCTATGCCCGTGTTAAAGATACCACCTTCGTACCATCAGCGGAGCAGCTTGCAGGGTGGCTAGACATCCAGTACGTAATGGAGCAGTGGTTCGAGGAACACGGTTGTGGCTCTAAGGCGCGTGAGTACCGCATGATAGAAAAGGCTCTAGGAATTATCTACAACTATGCCGACAACAACGGGTGGGACTTGCCAGAGGCTATCCGTCGTGTACACCAGAACAACTTAGGTCGGTGTATTCAGCCAGACGGCACTATACAGCGTAGGGTAGACGGTAAGATTATTAAGAATAAGGATTATCCACCAGTGGTATTGGGGGACTTGGTATGAGTGACGCACCAAACCTATGCCCCACCTGTCGCACTGTTATCACGCCGAAAGAGGCCAAAGAATACCAAGGACTGCAAGCCCGCATTGAAGTGCTTGGTGGTATGGTACACAAGCGAGGCAACGACATTGCTGTTTTGAAGTCAGACTTAAAGAAAGCGCAAGCCCGCATTGCTGAACTGGAAAGGCTCTCTAACAGTCTGTGTGACTGGCTTGAGGGTTACGGAGCAGATTTACGAAAGGAACCTGAAATTTATAGGTTACTGGGGAGGGAATTATGACTAAACACCAGCTAAGGGCATTGACAGACGATGAGCTATACGATATGGGTATCCTACGTAAGAATATCGAAAAGGTTGTAGCTATGTACAGCAAAATTGCAAAGAGAGAACAGAGATGAATATTTTTAGGCGTTACTACAACTACCTTAAAACTTGGCGTAAGCATCGTAACGTCATTAAGGAGCTTAACAAGTTGACCAACCGTGAGTTAGCTGACATTGGCATCAGTAGGGGTGAGATAAACCATTTGATTTGGTTAGACGCAGACAAACAGAAACGTGGCAAACAGGATAGTAAATAATATGAGCAACCAACTACCGACAGACTACCAAGCATTTATCGCACTGTCGCGTTATGCACGGTGGCTACCCGATGAGAACCGACGTGAGGACTTTGGTGAAACTGTAGATCGTTATATCACTAATGTGGTTAACACTGTTGTTCCTCACAGCGGTGTAGGTATCAGCAAAGATATTAAGGATTCAATCCTAGACTTAGCTGTAATGCCTTCTATGAGAGCTATGATGACAGCAGGTAAGGCTGCTATGCGTGATAACACCTGTATGTATAACTGTGCATACCTCTCTGTGGATGACCCTAAAGCATTTGATGAGGCTATGTTCATCCTGTTGTGTGGTACTGGTGTGGGGTTCTCCGTAGAGCGTCAGTACGTACAGAAGCTACCAGATGTACCAGACGTGCTATTTGATAGCGAGACAACAGTAGTAGTTAAGGATTCTAAGGAAGGCTGGGCTAAGGCATACCGTCAGATTATATCACTGTTGTGGGCTGGTGAGATTCCTAAGTGGGATGTATCTAAGGTTCGACCTGCTGGTGCAAAGCTTAAGACTTTCGGTGGTCGTGCTTCAGGTCCAGCGCCTCTTGTTGACTTGTTCCAGTTTACTATTCAGAAGTTCAAGGCTGCACAAGGACGTAAGCTCTCATCTATTGAGTGTCACGACATTATGTGTAAGATTGGTGAAGTAGTTGTTGTAGGCGGTGTACGTCGCTCTGCTATGATCTCTCTCAGCAACCTAAGTGATGATCGTATGCGTCATGCTAAGTCTGGTCAGTGGTGGGACACACAAAAGCAACGCGGTCTAGCTAACAACTCTGTATGCTACACAGAGAAGCCAGATGTAGAGACTTTTTTACGTGAGTGGACTGCCCTAGTAGAAAGTAAATCAGGAGAGCGAGGAGTATTTAACCGTGAAGCATCTAAAAAGCAAGCAGCCAAGTATGGACGAAGAGACCCTAATCATGACTTCGGAACTAACACTTGTAGCGAAATCATCTTACGGCCCTATCAGTTCTGCAACCTTACAGAAGTTGTTGTCCGAGCTACTGACACACTTGAAGACCTCGAACGAAAAGTACGACTTGCAACTATCTTGGGAACTATCCAATCAACGTATACACACTTCCCTTACTTAAGGAAGATTTGGCAGAAGAACACAGAAGAAGAACGCCTCTTGGGTGTAAGCCTGACAGGTATTATGGATAACCCATTAATGACAACAAAGAACGAAGGATTGGAGAAAACTCTTGAACATTTACTCAGCATTGCTAATAGTACTAACTTGGAGTGGAGTGAACGCCTTAATATCCCTGCTAGTACCGCCATTACTTGTGTTAAACCCAGTGGCACTGTTTCTCAGCTTGTTGATAGTGCATCTGGTATCCACACTCGTCATTCTCCCTA